AGCAAGCCCTAGCCAGCCAACATACAGCCCCAGCCATTGCCGCCGCAGATGCGCCGCTAATGATAGACCCATACATCTGGCTTTTACCTGCGCGTTCTGCGGCTCGTGCCTGTACTGTGCCAGCAGCGTACTGCGACTGGGCGTTGTACGCACCGTAAATGGCCCCCATGCCAGTCTGTGACTCAGGATTGAAGTACTGCGGGCCAGCCTGCTGTTGGCCCATCAGCGCGTTCTGTGCGGCTTGTCCACCGAATGAGCCTGCGTACATAGGCTGCTGGTAGAACGACGTAAGTGCCGGCGCAGACTGTTGCTGGAAGTAACCACCAAGGCCAGTGCCAAGAGCGACAAGCTGCTGTTCTCGGGCCTGACGAGCGTTGTAGCGGTTGAGCACCTCCGCTAGGTTAGACTGCCCGCCAAGTGACGTTCCGCGAGCTGCGTATCCCGCCCTAGCTTGCTGATCAAGCGTCCGTTGTTCTTGCGGCGATAGCATTGCGCCATTAGCCTGCAAGCCGCCAAGCTTCTGTTGAGTGTACTGCTGGAGAGCTTGATTGAGACCGCCAACACCTTGAGCTTCTTGAAAAGCTTGAACGTACCCTGGCGCACGTTCCTGCAAACCACGCAACTGCGCAGCCTGCTGGCTCTTCATGTAGTCTTCTTCCAGCGCAGAGTAAGACGGCTGAAGATTGCGATACATGCCAATCTGGCTCTGAGCAGACTGCCTGGCAATCTGGTCTTGAAGAGTTTGATACTTAGGCTGAAACTCAGCCTCCTTGGCGTAGACTTGTGGAGCTAAATCAATTTGCGCCTGCAAAATTGACCGCATTGACTCCTGATATTGAGGAGCTGCTGGCTGTTCTACAACTTGAGTTTTACCTCCGCCCATATAAAAGTCTTTCTAGTTTTCTTGGTGTAATTTGGACGGCATGATCATGTTTCCACGCCCACAATTGTGTGATTGGTGATTTTCTTGCAAAGCCTTGAGTGAACATTTCAGTGACTGCTTTAGGCTCGCTAGCCCACGCCAAATGAATTGTCCAAATGCCGTTTGGCCTGCGCCACTTCCAATTAAAGTCGCTAACGCCCGGATGTGTAGTCGCGATGCCGGTGATGATGCCGTCGCGCTTAGCCACATAAATACTGTCATGGACGCCGTAAAAACTAAGGTAGCCATCAACGTCATCTCTGGATACCTGTCCAAGAAGCTGTAGATGGTTGCGGCATTGTTCATAGAGTGTATCGACGAGTTGTTCCCATTCTTGAATGGTCATTAGGTCTTGATGATGAACATGAGTGCCACGTTACGTGGACGGGTTTCCACAGAACCAGCAGTGCCAGCATTGGCTGTTGATGAGCTAATAGTTTGCGCTTCTTCTGATGGATTGTAAGTAAATCCTGTTCGTGGCATAATTCCAACAGCAGTATAACTATGCGTGTGCGGCTGGATGTCTTGTCCTTGCGCTGACAAGATATTGCGAGGGTAATCGACCGTCGTGCGGTTGTTGCTCCATCCACGGACGAACTCACCTCGTAAATCGGGAAGGTTAGTGCCAAATAACGCGGTCAGGTTAGGGTAACCAGCCGTGGACTGTCCATTGCACTCAAGCCATCCAGCAGGCGGAACAGACGTTCCCCACATGACAATCTGTCCCGGCAAGATAGACGCCCCTACTGTAGCGTCCACATACCCCTTGCTGGCGGCTGTAGCAGACGTAGATGGGTTGCTTGTGTTGAGCAACAGAGGGCCGGTCATCGTGCCGCCAGATGTCTGCAAGAAGCCGTCTACAACTGTTGTGAACATTTGCTTCAAACTTTGAAGCGTATACTTAAAGAGCGCCCCTGCGCGTTCTGCCAAGATGTAATCCGCCTCTTCAGGTGTGCCGGTAGTTTGCGCCGAGATAGCTCCGGGCAGCAGCACGGCGTTATCGACATGATCATTCAGGTTCTCGGCAGTGACCTGCGAGTTTGCCGCTGGAAAGTCTGCGTAAGTTGTGCCTTTTTGGATCTGTTGAGCTGGCATATAATTATTCCTGACTGATCATTGGTCTGTTAGCTGCTATAGCATACACAGCAGCACTTTTCAAGGATGGTCTTCCAACAACGAAACTTATAGTGCAGTCCATCGACGTTCCCCTTGCCGCTATCCTTGGGCGCAGTGTGCCGTCCGTGTTTCCGCTGAAGCTGTACTCTAGCACCGTCTCTGTGGCGTCAGGGTCGTAGGTGGTCGTCTCAATCCGCACATTGTCGTTCTGGACGTTGTTGAAGCTGAACTCACCTCGGCTGTACCGCTTCTCGGATGAACTGCCCATCGTGTATTCCCGAGTCCTTACAGAGGCAGGAATGTGGGTGAAGTTCGGCACCCCGGGGTCTAGGGTAGACTCAACCGGTTGTGTAGACTGAGGGAAGAGATTGAACGGCAGAACAGGCGTAGCGTTGGATGTGTTGTACTGGTCGCCATCGGTTTGCTCTTCGGTCAAATAAACGCCGCCATACTCGTTTTCCCCAGCGAAGTTTGTGATCATCATCAGCCGGCGTTGATTGATATACGCGGACAAGATCAAGTTATCTGCGAACAACCCAGCAGGATAATAGTCAATCGACTCCCAAGCCTGGTTAAGCGTGTTGTAGACTAAGATCCTAACGTTCCTAGTGGCCGCGCCAGTTGGCATGGCAATGTAGAAGCGGTTGTTATAGTAAGTCGCTACTGAGTTTTGAACGGCGTTGTAGTTGACGCTGTCAAAGAAGTCTGCGATTGGCTCGCTTAGTGGCAGCGTGTTGCCTAGCAGCTTCAGGTCAAGCTGTGGCGTCAGCATGTGGACGCCGTTTGCTGACAGGAAGAACACAAACTGGCCGGCAGCAACGATGGAACGTCTAGCCAAGCAGCCTATCTCAGTTGTCACTACTGTCGTGCTACTCTGCGCCCCGGGAGGCGAGTTGATGTCAAAGTTGTCAGTCTCGACGTAAACAACGTAGATACTGTTGGTCATGAAGACCAAGAACTGGTCTTGCACCCATGGTAGCACCCCTACAATCGAGTCATTCCCGCCGGTATTGATGACGAAGTTGTTTAGCGTCGTATCGCACTGCTCGCTCAAGATGTCACTTACTAACATCTGGTAGTCACCGTACTTAAGGATAAGCCGGTTCTGGAAGTACAAGCCAAAGTCAGCGCAAGGTACAGACTGCGTGATGCCTGTAACCACACCACCGTCCACTGTGAACTTCTGCTGGGCAAACGTGACTGCTGCTAGGCCATCTTCCCATATAAGCGGCGGCAACCCACGACGAGCGTTCCAGCCTGCTTGTGTAGTCCGAGCGGCGTAAGTGACGCCAGTATTGTTCGTGTACTGGAAAGTAAACGTGTTCGCGCCAGTCACCGTGATGACGTAGCTGCCAGTGACAGCCTGTCCTGGGCCATCTCCACCGTCTGTACGCCCGATGGTTACCTCGTCGCCGTTAGAGTAGCCATGCGGCAAAGTCGTCGTGATCGTGATCGTGCCAGTCGCGTTGTCTAAGATGTCAGGGTTCGACTCAGTGGCAACAAACGTCGTCTTGTCGTACTTGCCGCGAAAGATGTAGATCTTGTTGAGTGCCGTAATTACATCGCAGATGCCACCTTCCTCGATGGTTCTGCCAGTAGGGAACAAGTATGGCCCGATTAAGTCTTCCGCATTTGGCCCCTGAGCAGGCTTGTACAGGTACATCCTGTCCGTAAAAACCAACACAATATTGTCGCGCCCCGAGCCATCGACGTACAAACCTGAGCCAACCATCGTTAACTCGATCAAGTCATTCTCAGTGAGCCTTTTTGTGCCTTTACGAGGCTGGGCGATTCCACGCTGCAAACGAGCGTTAAAGCTCGCCTGAAGCATCCCAGGCTTCAAGTTGGCAGCATCGAGTCGACTGGCAAAGCCAATAAACGTATCGTCACCTTCAACTTGTTGTTCTTGCGCCATTAGGAAATGAGCTTACTAAGCTTGTCCACCACACGCTGGAGATCGTCGCGCACTTCGATCATGCGCTCCATGTGACCGTCATCTTCACCCTCTTCTTCGCCTTCACCCTCGTACTCCTCCTCTTCACCATATCCGCACTCGGAACAAGTGCCGTCGGACTCCATAGGAGAGTCGCACTCAGGACAGGAACGGCTTTTGCCGCCCATAGGGCCACCAAGGATGGCCAGCATTGCTTTCATCGATTTCATAGTTAGGCGATTAAGGATTGTCCCTTGGTCCGGCGAACACGCAGATCAGCAAGAGAATAAGGAATATCATACTCAAAATGAGGCGCATCGTAAATAGACTTGAAGTTCCCGCCCCAGCGGAGCTTGTGCTTGGCGCAGAGTGTGGAGGCGTGTTTATGCATAAGGTCAGCGATCTGCGCGTCAGCGGGTGTGCTGCCATCCATGTACACTTTGCCCTTGAACACCCCGCAATCGATGGCGAGTCCAAAGTTGTGCATGGATGATCCTGGCTTGGCATTGGTCACCTTTGGTCCCGGTGCCGTGCGCCCCTTGGCGTACAGTGCAGCCTGCTCGTTCCATGACCGAGTGCCGCAGATGACTTTGTAGTCCAAGCCGTCTTTGGCTG